GAGTAGGAAAGTGTACTGCATTTAGTGCACTAATACCTAAATTAAAACAAAAATCAGAAGTACAAATATACACACCTTACATAGGTTGCTTTGCAAGTAACCCAGATATTAAGTTGGTATTAGAACAAACACTACCTTTAACAGATCCAAGGATAATGGCATCAGATAATATCTTTTACTGTGAGCCTTACAAATCTAATTTTCAATTTGGTAAACAACATATAATTGAAAGCTACTGTGAACATCATGGTGTTGAATATGATAAATCTATGACACCTAAATTATACACAGAGCATCATAAAGATAGTGTTAAAGAATGGTTAACCAAGAATGAAATTGGTAAATACATAATGATACAATTCTCTGGTGGTCAACCACAAATGGGTTTTAATGCTAATAACCAATACACAAATATTAATCCTAATAGAAACTATCAACCATATCTTGCTCAACAAGTAGTTAATATGTTAAGAAAAGAATATCCTGATACTACTATTATTAATTGTGTGTTACCTAATGAGCCTCATTACAATGATACTATTAGATGTGATTTACATTGGACACAGTTACATGAAATGTTAAAAGATGCAGAAGGGTTTGTGGCTATAGATAGTTGTCTACAACATTTTTCATCATCAGCAAATAAAGCTGGAGTAGTTATTTGGGGTTCAACAAGATGGACACAATTTGGTTATTCTCATAATGAAAATTTACAATTTCATATGGGAAATAAATGGGATGAAACAAAATTCAATGATAGCGATCCACGTAATAATATGGTGAGTCCAAAAATTATTATTGATAAATTTAAAAGTTTAAACAAAAACAAACAAGTTGCTTGTGCAACAGAATAGGAAATAAAATGAGTGAAGAAATAAAAACAGCAGAAGACATAGCACAAGATTTTACAGCTATGGGACACAGTGTTACTTTAATTACAGATGTAATTGCAGGAACTTCAATGGTAGATGAATCAGCAGAAGAAAAACAATCTTGTGTTGACAGAAATGTTGAGCACCTAGAACTTATGGTTGCTAAAGATTTTTGGACTAATGAAGATATGACTGCAATTAATTCAGCTATTGTTGCTGGTAAAGCATACACAGCATAAATAAATGCCTAGGAAAAAATTAAATAAATCCTACCCTTTAGAGACAACTGGTATTAGATTATCTTCTCATGAAAAACTTTGTGCTGAAAGAATGAAATCAATTCAAGATAGCATTAAAGAATTAAATAAAGAAGTAAAATATTTAAGACAAGATGTTTCTAAGGGTAAAGGCGCTGTAAGTTTATTAATTTTTGTTGCAACAATAATCGTAGCAATTTCTGGAGTGTTTTATATAAAATAAATTATGAAAAGAAAAGATAACACAATACTAATAAGCATACTAGGTACAGTGCTTCTTGGATTATCTACTTATGTTCTTATGACAATCGTAGAACTTCAGGTTCATCTAGGTATGTTAAGTGAAGAAATTATGTCTATTGATAAACAAATAGGGCGTATTTATAATTTCATAGATCGGATATCAAATTAATGGAGAAAAAATTATGTGGTTAAGTGCAATTAAATTAGCAATGAATGCTGGAAGTCATATCTATAAAAAGAAACAAGAGACTAAAATGATGATGGCTAATGCTCAAGCAAAACATGCAGAACGCATGGCTAAGGGGGAGTTGGAATACTCTGGAAAACTTTTAGAATCAAGAGATTCAGACTGGAAAGACGAGTTCGTTTTAATAATTCTTACGTTGCCAATTTTAATTTTGGCATATTCTGTATGGAGTTCAGATCCTAACATAATGGTTAAGGTTGATATGTTCTTTGATAAGTTTTCTAATTTACCAAGTTGGTTTACAAATCTTTGGATTTTAGTTGTAGCATCAATTTATGGTATCAAAGGTACACAAATATTTAAAGGTGGGGTAAGTAAAAAATAATGAAACATATAGTATTATTTATTTATCACTATTCAAGTAAACTTAATAGCTGGTCATGGAGAAAATTATGGGGTAACAGATCAGAAGGGTTAGGTTATAAAAAATGAATATTACAGAACTATTAAAAAAAAATATAGTAATGATACCTGTAGTCGCTTCTCTTGTAGTTGGAACATTTACTGGTGTTAGGTACATAGTGTCATTAACTGAAACTATTAACAAAAATAAAGCTGAGATAACTATAATTAATGATACTCATTTAAAAAACTTTAAAGGCTACATAGCAAGGCTTAGCGAAAATCAGCAACACCTATTACTAAATATAGAAACAAATAAAGGTAATAGGATTGTTATGGAAGAAAAAATAAAGCAATTAGAAATTGATTTTAAAAATTTTTTAATACAAAAAAGTAAGTAAACTTATGGAGATAGCCAATATGAATTATCATTTTACAGCAATTTTAATATTAATGTTTTTAGCACTTGCTATATTTGGAGGACCATCAGGGTATTAATTTATTTAAAATATTTTTTAATTATATTTAATTGATCATCATATTTAGCAATAATACATAATTCGTTTTCTATTGTTTCTACCATATTAGGATGCTCAGATACTCCTACACCTTTCTGTAATATCACTTCAACATTAGCTTTATGTTTAGCTATATGTCCTTCCGCATGTTTTTTAATACTATCTATTAATATGTTTCTCATTTTTTCATCCTTTTCTATTTCATTAAACATTTCACTATAAGTCATAATATTTCCTTTCTAAAATTTATAGAGCCTTTTAAACAGATTGCTCAGCTGCTTCGGTTTTCTAATACTGATGTAGGCTAAGAGAGGATTGCCTATTTATCATCCTTGTATCATTGTCTGTTAGTTGCTTGCCTTATAAGGTCTTATATACAGATCTAACTTCTAACCGAAACTGGTTACACTTCCTCGAAAGCCAAATTATTTTCACTATAATTTAGTCGTCCAGATGAAACATTATAACTGGCTTGTCCAGCAGATCCTGTATCTCCAGAAAACCTTGACTTCAAGACTGCAAATTTTACAATATTTCTATCAGATTTTTCAGTTGCCATCATGTTTCTTGCAAAACCTATAATGTCAAAACTTATTTGTTTAATTGATCCAGATCCTTTTATAGAATCTAAATTAGGCATAATACCTTCCTCAAAACTTTTACCTTCACCAGAACTTTTTCTTAAGTGAGATATTAATGTTAAGTGAATATTATATCTTTTAACAATTTTTAACAAAGAACTCATAACTTTATCAACCGCTTCATTTCCAGTAGCACCGTCTACACCTTCACTTACAGCAATAGTTATATGATCAAGTATCAAATAATTACAACCTAACGCTGCTAAGTATTCAATCCTATCTAACAAAGAAGTATCAGCTACAGATCCTTGGTGATCTAAAAGAATTAATCTTTCATCACCAAATACTTTTTCATAACCTTTACGTGCTTCTTCTTCAGTAACATCTTCGGGCATTCTAATATTTTTATTAATAGACATACCAATAAGTTTAGTAGCAGTATCACCAATAGATTCTTCTAATGATATTAATCCTACTTTATCTTCAGTGCTCTCTAATAAATTTAATATTGTTTCTTTAACAACAGTAGATTTTCCAGATCCCGTTCCTGAAGTAAATAAAGTGATCTCTCCTAGACGCATTCCAAATAATTTATCATTCAAGCCCTTTAAACAATTAGGATAAGGTACAGATTTAACTGTAGATCTTTCTTTAAAAGCATCCCAGATTTTTTCACCACTAACAAAGTTATCAGGTTTGTAAACTTTACTACCCCAGACACTAGATAAGTAAGTATCAGATTGCTCTTTACATAAAGCATCGTTAGCATCTTTATAAACACTATTAACAATATGTGCTTTACCAGGCTTTATAACATGGGCGGCATCATTAGCAGCAGCAATTCCTGGTTCATCATTATCAAAGGCTAACATTACCCTATCGTATTTATTAATAAAATCTAAATTAGAAGCTATATTACGTCTAGCTGATTGAGCACCATTAACAATTGATACAACATCAAACTTGGCCTTGGCTTTAGTAAGCATTTCAATTATAGATAGACAATCTATTTCACCCTCAGTAATAACTAAGTTTTTATATCTACCACAATTAGATTGATTAAATAACTCAGGTACTTCGGCTTTACCAACAACTCTAAAATCTTTAGTTGCTACTATTCTTTTCTTATAAGCTTTAATTTTTTTATTAATTGTAATTGGATAGTAATGGCTAATAATATTCCTATCTTGATCATACTCAACCTTAACTCCAGAATTGTATAATACTTGTTTAGATATATTTCTAAAGGTATCAACAGGTAACTCACTAATCTCATCTAAATTTAAATTAGTTTGTACAACACTAAAATCAACTTCTGTATCTTGTGTATCTTTACCTTGAGTCTTTTTACAAGAAAAACAAAAAGCAGATCCGTCACTATAGACTGCATTAGCATCACTGCTACCACAACCTTCACAACTTGTGTGTTTTATAAAATTAGTATTCTTACCCATATTATTACCTCTCTCTATGTTATATTATTATATCTCCTATCAATCCATTTACTGAAACGAATTAAATCTTTACCGCTTGCGTTACTCATCATCTTATTTGCTAAGGAACATACAAACTCTACATTACCTTTAATATATCCTTTAGTAGGATCTTTACGGTCTAATGTAGGGCTGTAGTTGTTACCTCCAAGAATCCCTTGACTAGGTTTCATTTCATAACCTAAGATTGGGCATTTATGATCTTTAGGATATATAGATTTTAAATACTCAAGGTCTAAATTAAAATCTATTTTATATTTCTTAACACGGTCTTTACAATGATTAAAGGATCTACTGCAAATACCTTTAATTGTTCTATAATATTTTAATTTACTTTCACGTTTACACATTAGCTATAAAACCTTTCCAATAATCTACATCCCAGTCTTTATTATCTTTATAGTCTTTAACTAAAAACAACATCTTACCCATTACATTTAATCTATCTAAATAATCTTCTGGATGATGTTGTTTGTACATTCTAATTATAGATTCAAATTGTTTAATTAAAGTTTTACCTTTTAATAATTTAGTAGCTTTAACAATACCTACACCTTTTAAACCAGGTATATTATCAACTGTATCACCAGTTAAAAGTTGTGTATTTAAAAACTCACAAGACTCAAATTTAGATATAGCTTTAACGGTTTTATGAGTCATATTATAAAATAGACCACCAATTATTTGCCAATCTTTATCTACAGTAATTAACATAAATAGCTGACTATTTTTTAAATACTTAGTCCCTTCAACAGAAGCAGTATCATCCGCTTCATATCCGTTAACAGATATATGTTTGTATTTTTTTAAAACATAATCTTTACACTCTTTAAAGTTAACAGGTTTATCTTTCCTCTTACCTTTATAAACAGTGTAAGATTGTTTTATATCTTTTCTAAAATTACCAGGTGCAGAAATATGTAATGAAAATTCATCACAACCACTGTCATCTTTTATCTCTTGATATAGTTTATCAAAAGTAACCTTAACATCTAAATTATCTTTAATAGCTTTATGACATGACCTATAAAGAATCACATCACCATCTACTATTCCTATCATTTTATTTTTATTCATAATTGTAATCTTTCTATAATTTTGTTGGGCTAACGTTTTATCGCTAACCCGTTTTATCAGTGAGTATCAAGCCACGAATTTCCGTGCTTTGCAGTACCACCCATCTGAATATTCAATTCTAATTTCTTAGTAATATAATCTCCAAATGAGTACTCTAGTATTTCTTTAACTCGTTTAACGTTCTCAGTTTTAGTCTGTACTTGCACCTCGTCATGAATGAGCCCTAGCATATCAACTTCGATATTCTCATCTTTAAACATTTTAAAAGAATTAACTACTGCGGTCTTAACTGTAATGGCTTCAAATGTTTGTAGTAAATAATTAAGTAATTTAAAACTAGACTCAGCATAAATCCTACGACCATCTAAACTTGGAACAAATCCAAGACCATCTTTGTTTTTAGTTGTATAGAAAAAACGATTTAATTTCTGAATCAATTCTTTAAGTCCAGGTAGGGCAGAATATAATTTTTCTTTTACTTCTTTACCTTTATCAATATCTTCTACACCAGTAACCATTTTACCTAACTTAGCAAAGCCCGCACCAAATACTGTAGCATAAAGTAAACCCTTAGCTAACGGTCTTGCTACACCTATAGTATCAGCATTGTGTTGATGGATATCACCTTTTAAAATATGATTAGTTACTTCTTTATTATTTAAATAATGAGCAAGTGCTCTAATCTGATTCCCAGAACTATCACAACCAACCATAACTTTATCATCTTGATGATCAGCCACAAAAAGCGATCTCATTTCAGATCCAAAAAATGCATTTGAGTTTGGAACGTTAACAACTTTACTGTGTCTTTGTCTAAAAGTTGGTGTTCCAATATTAAAAGCTTCAACATAAACTCTATTATCATTTAACTCGGCTAACTCAATCCAGCCTTTTAAAACTGAATGCCTAGATCTTAACTGATAATACTTTAAAACTTTTTGTCCAATATCACCTTTAATAGTATGAAGAGTATCTTCTGTTATCTTAGGTTCATGTCCTGGAGTATACATGGAAGGAATCCATCCCGAATCAAGTAACATACCTCTAACTTGATCCATATTTCCTAAATTAGCTTCAACCATTTTAAATCTTTGAAACGTTTTATTAGGCTTCCACTTATCAGTATCAGTTTGTTTTATTTCAGTACCTGTAAACTCAGATAACATTCTAGCACTTACTGCAGAAAATCTTCCGTCTTGTAAGTATTTAGGTTTCTTAAGTTCTTTATCAATTAAAACTTTCCTAGGTTTTAATGTAGGGTTAATCTCATCTTCAATAACTTTCATTTCAGAAGTTAATTGTTCATAGAATTTTTTGGCTTTGGGCGTATCAAAATTCCATTTACCAGTAACCTGTCTTGCACATAACTCAGCAATAGCATGTTCAGTTCTTAACGCTTGTTGAAAGCTAGGTCTGTTCTTAATTAAAGTTTGTGCTTCACTAACAACATACGAATAAACCTTATGAGTTAAATTAATATCCTGGAT